CACCTACTTCTGTTACGGCGAGCCTCCCAAGCACATATGGAAATACAACAGCATCGGTTTCTTGGACAGCACCAGTATCTTTAGGTAGTCCTCCGCTTAACGATTACGTAATCCAGTATTCGAGCGACAGCGGTTCAAACTGGACCACATTCTCTGATGGAGTTTCTACTGGAACATCAGTTACTGTAACTGGCCTAACTAACGGAACGGCATATGTATTTAGGGTTGCCGCGAAGAATATGGTTCTAACTGGCGCCTACTCAACAAACTCAAATTCTGTAACTCCGTTGTTTGGGAAAATAGCGACACCAGTTGTCTCCGACATTGCGGAAACAACTTCCACGATTCCTCTTTGTTATGACAACTATGCATCACAAAGTCAAGATGATGGATATGTCTACAACTACTACAACTACAATGTTGTACCAAATGACCAGAGTGGAAGTTGCCACGGTTGGACTGGCCTTGGTGAGAACGTAAACCGCTTTACATACGTCTATCTTTCCAAGACTGGTTGGGCAAACTCTGACTCAATCTACCTAGAAGAGACCACGAATGAAACTCCTCCTAACCCTCCTCCTCCGGCATGTGACCCATTTGATACTTTCATCCGCCTATCATGCGACGGACAGGTACTAGTAGGTTGGTACGCAGACGGAGCCTGTGGTGAGTATGCAAGAGATAGAGCATATGTCGATGGCTGGTGTGGCTACTCCGCATGTGTCACGCCTTGTTCCTGCCTTTGCTGTGGGGCCCAATCCTGTGGATATGACTTCAAATACACAACTAGTGGGCCGTGCGGAGATGGTGCTTTCTGTTATTAATGATTATCATGTGTATAAGATATACAGAGCGAACAAAATCAAAAGGATAAATTTTATAAATGACTGATGCAAACATCAATACTTGGACTGATTTGGTATCTGACTTTGTGCCATTAGAGGAAAACTTTTTTAGAGCATGGAGCAATCACGAGAAAAAATTCGGGGAGTTTGGCCCTCCAGGCATTACCAAAACAAACGGACAGATTCGTTATGCACGATTTTTTGGTCATGATGAACCAGTTGACTCAACCGAGTATGTCTACAGGGGCGAAGATGGCGCGCTTAATTGTGTATACATTTACTACATACAGGATGGACAACCAAAACCTTTCATCCTTGATGTTCACCCAGATTACCAAAGGCAAGGAATTGCAACAATGGTTATAAATGAATCACTTAAAGATTTTGGTTCGGGATATGACTACGTGAATCAAGTTAAAGACCTTCAGTTGACTTTGGCTTCAGCCAATTGGGTTAATAAGTTTGTAAAAAACACATTTGAACAATAGGAAAACCAAAGGAAATAATACCGTGACCCCATGGGAAGAGTATAAGAAAAAAAGAGCAACAGAACTTTTAAACGGCGCTCCAGTAAGACCTACGGACATGCTCAACAAGGCAAACTATATAGATGATGAATCTTCAAATGCAAGATTGGAAATATGTGAAGTATGCCCAAGTTTGCTTAAACTCACACATCAGTGTAAAGAATGCGGTTGTTTTATGAAGTTAAAGGTAAAACTAGAAACAGCAACATGTCCTCTTGGCAAATGGTAAATCATAACTTGTCTTTGTAAGATTGTATCTGTAAAACTACAATCTTAGACATAGCTGAGTATTGATCATTTTCATACGAATCAACCTCTGATATTTCCAAAATTTTAATCAATTGATTATTTTTCAAGTCTTCTAAGTCATTTATAAAATTTGATTCTTTAAAGTGATCGCTCTTTACACTAAAAACGGCAAAAGAATTTTCTTTCATCACACTAAATATCTTTAACAAATGTTTACCGTCTAGGTGTCCAGTTGTAAATGTCCCCGAGCTAACCATGAAATCGTATTTATTTTCCGGCATACTTGATTTATCATTTATATCTGCTTGGTAAAGTTTTTCATAGTACATACTTCCATTTAATTTTTTCTTCTCGTATGCTACGACAATCATTTCCCAAGAAAGATCTATGCCGTGAATCATTAGACCATCCATAAGTAGATTCAACTCAACGCCCAATATCCCGGTTCCGCAACCAATATCAATAATGCTGTCTGAATGCTTTAGATATTGAACTGCCTTTTCAGCAACTAATCGGGGAAGTACGTACCCGACAGAATCAACAAACTCATCGTAATCCCTTGCTGAGTCGTTGTAATAAGTAGACAGATCCTTGCTATTGGCATACGAATAGGCCATGTTTATTGAGTAGTCATCTGGAGTTTTCATCATTGTTTAGTAACTGTGTATGAACTCTGCAAATTCCTCATCTGATTCACCAAGTGTTTCAAACTCTATTGTTCCCATTTCTTCAAACTTGCGTCTCATCCATCCATTATTCCTATCCAGTAAACCAAGCTTGCTTAGGTTTGGGACTATTTTTGCGGACAGCATCTTTCTAATCCATGCTTGTGCTGGATCTTTCATCAGGTACGGAGCAATGTCTTTTGTCTTAACGCCCATCTTTTCGTAAACCTCTTGTTGGAGCATGCGTTCTCCAAGCTTTATACTGGCCTCATAGGCAAATTGCTGACGCTCCATAATTTCCGAGTCGCTCATTTCCGCATAGATTTCCTTAAGCGAGATAATCCCGAAAGATATGTGACGCGCTTCGTCTGTCATTACGTTTCTGAGTAGTTGTTTCAGTAGCGGTTCGCTTGTTAACTCGCGCATGTAGGCCATGGACGCAAGACCCAAGCCTTCGACCATTATCTGCATTCCAAGATAGGTCATGTCCCAGCGATTGTCCGCAATGGTGTCGTCGACAAGGCTCTGAATGTGCCAGTTGAAAGGCAATGTTCCACCAAGTTTTTCGTTGCCGTATTTAGCAAATACTTCTACGTGCCTAGCTTCATCTATTACTTGCGTAGAGGCATAAAGTTTTCCGTCGTACCAAGGACATGTCTGGGTTAGTTTTGCCGAGCACATAAGCGCAGCTTGTTCTCCGTGTATAAACTGCGAGATCAGCCAACGACGACTGTTGACGCCAAACTCAAGCCACTCCTTATCGCCCCAGTGTTCTATTGGGCTTCCCTCGTACACAGACATTTCACGAGTTGATCCAAAGTTGGCATAGTCCTCCATCACTGAACGCTCTACGTCTACTCCTATTGACCAGTCAAGTGCAGTTTCACCATTCCATTGATTGTTCTTGGCTTTTTCATAAAGCTTGCGGAGCTGAGGTCTAACCAATGTGTAGTCCCAGGTGAATATCACATCACTATCGTTCTTGACTATGTGGTCAACTGCTTCAAAATCCGTATCTGGTGCGCTGATTATTGAATTAAGATCGCCATAGCTCACCCTGTCAATGAACTCTTTGTATGTTTCTCTGGTGACTGTCATGGTCTAACAATGGTAACAGCCCTACACGTTTTGCAAGGTGTAGAAGTTTGTGCTTGCGTACTTGAATCCACTTTGAACCGGTGATGAGGCATGCCATTGAAGTGCATCAAAGAACACGATTGTCCCTGCTGTCGGTTTGATGGACATAACGTCATGACTATAGTTATTAAGTTTTTTTGATGAGAAAAGCAATTCTCCGCCGCTGTAGTTATCGTTGAAATAGAGCACTGAAGAAAGGTGTACAACTGGAAGATTATGTTTTATTACCCACTCAGACAATGTCCAGTCTTGGTGGTATGGAAGTGACTGTCCAACTCCATATCTGACAAAATCTCCACCTTGCATGAATGCCATATTCTTGCCATACTTTTCAAGAATCAACTCATCGCACAATTTGTTAATTTCATCTGCAATTGTTCTTATTTCCTCGCTCATGTCCGATTGACGGTGGGAGCGCAAAACCTCGCTTGGGACCGCTGGGAGACCGAGTTCTTTAATGTGTTTGTCCGTTATCCCATCTGATTCACGAAAAGAGTCAATAGGCAGACCACCGTATGACTCGTTTACGTAAAACTCTGACACATCGCAGTACTTTTTCAGTTTTAGTAATGTTTCTTTATTGACGAAATCGGTCCTTATTAATGTGTCAAACATCTAATCAGTTTTCGTGAAAGTATTTTCGAGCAAGCTGGTGGTCAATTGCGCCGCAGTCAATCCACCAGTCCTCGTGACCCTCTTGCCAAATCAATGTATATCCAAGGCTGTCAAGAATCTCCCTCTGGGCATCTCTGGTTGATTTCATTCTCCAATACATGTTCACATCATGCTCAAAAACAATCACATTGAACCTGTATTGAGTCAACGGCAGGGTGATTAATCCATGAAGCGTTGTGAATGGTGTAAGCGGTTTTATGTGGTGGTCATAGCCAGCATCAATATCAACCTGCAAGTAATCAATTTGCTTTGGAAAAAAATTATCATTGAAATAAGACAAATAGTCAAACTGCAGTGCATCGCCGAAACATGGGTTCTTTCGGTTTTTGATGAACTCTTGTTTTCTTTCTTCAACTATTTCAAACGAAACACCAGACCAACCAAAATCTTTTTCAAGATGATATGTGTTGCTACCTTCTTTTGAGTGGAATGCACCAAGTTCAACGTAAAATCCATCTGTTTTGTACCCGTTCATTTCTAAAGCAAATCTTTCCTGATGGCTTACTCCTGAATATTTGCTCATCACGCACCCCTGACTTTGTATTCGCCGGCCATATTGCTGTTATATGCCTTGAATAGCTCTTGTGAAATAGAAGGAACGCCTTTATCAAACATCATCAATGCAGGTCCGGCTTTTGAATAAACATCTTTTGCATTTTTATCATTTCCGCAAACCATTTCTTTCCATTGTTCTTCACCGTGTTTTTCAACACCAGATTTCCACTCTGGTGTGACTGGGTCCTCGTATTTGCCAAATGCTCTAAATAGATATTTTTCACCACTGCCTGTTGCGCATACCGAGTGAAAGTATGGTCGACCGTCTCCGGGGAATAATGGGTTACCGGAAGGGAAAACGAGTATTTCGCCAGCTTTTGGCTTGTACATTATTGCCTTACCGTCAGCCCAAAACTCTATTTCGCCGCCCTCGTAGTCATCATTTGGGTAGGTGCATGATGTAATCATGAACTTTTCTCCTGGGAAATTCACTGTTTCCGGAATGAAATCAACGTGGTAGCTCATGGCTTTTGGGTCATCACTATTGCCGTCAGATGAATGTTCTTTGTACGTACATGGACCAGGCATTGTGAGAAGTGGTAGCTCGTTACCAGTGTTTGGGTCTGATATTCCGTTCACTCCCTGGTAGTGCCGCATTGCCGCATGGATGGCATGTGTTGTTTCGCGGTAACACTGTCTTTCAAAGTTTGAAATCTCTGGTTCTCCATTATCATCCTGAACTAATGCCATTAAGCCGAATGTATACCAGGGCGTCCATTGTCTATAAAAGTTTTTATCAGAGTTTCTTTCTTTGCTTTCCCTGAGAGAACGATATATTTCTTCGTGATTAGGAAGCAAATTTTTATAGACAAATATAAAGTCATAAATTTCTTCGTATTCAAAATCCATCTTTACATGTCTCTTTTCTTATTAATTTTAATATCAATTGACCAAATACGACCCAAGCTACAACTAACAGGTTATTGTATTATCTACAAGCACGCAGGAAGACACACAAAAATTATGAAAACCCTTGAAAAGTTAGGCGAAGAAATTTATATTGTTGACCTAATTAGCAAGCGTCTTGCAGCGAGAATAATGAAAACAGTTATGCTACTCGAAACAAAAAAACCAAATGGGGATGCTGTAAAAAATCAGTTTACAACATACTCCATAAGCGATTCGGCAAATGTTGGTGGAATTAGACTTGCAACAATTTTACAAGCAATTTACAAACGATTAACTTATCAATACTTTATAAACACAGGAATAGGACTTAAAATTCCCGTATTTCCAAATGAGAGTTGTACGATTAAAAGTCAAGTACAAGGTCAATCTCATGAAGCACATACTGACGGGGGTGCAATCAATGGAGATTACGGTATAGGGAATATTCTTCACTCTTCTATTCTGTGCCTAAATGGTGAATATGAGGGTGGGCATACACAGTTCTACCTAACCGGAACAATGGATGAACCAAACATTGATATTGATGTTAAGCTCATGGCAGGACAGGCATTGATATTTAACGCCGACCTGAACTACCATGGAGTCACGGAAGTTACAGCTGGTGCTAGATATAGTTTGATTCAATTCTGGAGAGAGTAGTCATGGATAAGAACACTGACAGCAGGTTCTATGGGACCACCCCAGACGTCAGGAATGACGAAACAATATCCGAAATCTTTAATATGAAGTTTGAGGATTTAGGCGGAGGGGTAATTCGCTTCCCATCAGCAATAGACGTTGATAAAGGCATGCTTCTCCCATACATAGACAAGAACTCAAAATCTGCGCATGAACAACGTTGGACATGGGCCAAAGATGAAGAGGGCAATGACTATGCAATAAACGAAGATGGAAACAAGTTTTCCCCCGAGCAGGTGAAGATGGTTCCGGTCAGGCTGCTAGAAGTTGTCAACTCAGGAACTGATCCAGAAATGATAGAAGTCTTTAGATACTGGGAAGATTCCATCTATAAGTGCCTCCTTAGATACATCGACATATTCCCAATGGTGCTAGGAACAATTTGGTGGAGAACCAAGGGTCACGTCATGCGCTACGACGAAGGTGCATTCCTGGGTATACATAATGACAACGATTCAAACTACAGAGCAACAGGTGGAGAACGTTTTGTACCACGCGGACAAATACAAATGCGTCAAGTTCTAGCAGTAATGCTTTATCTCAATGACTGCGTAGAGGACGAATCAGAGCTGGATGGAGAAAACTACACCGGAGGAGAGCTTATATTCCCATACCTAGGAATAAAGAATGTTCCAAAGACTGGTGATGTGGTCATTTTCCCAGCAAACTTTATGGCCACTCACGGTGTTGAGCCTGTTAAGAAAGGTGTCCGATACGGGTACCTCGAATTCTTTAGTCAGGGAAGCAGCCATGACGAGGTGGGAATAAACATTTCTGAACCTGAAGACAACGATGGCTGGTGCAGGCCACACTTCATCGACAATCTATACGATGACTACAGGTACTACTGCCTAAAAACTGAATTCATGGGGAATGGTGATTCAGCAAAAGACGCAAACGGAATGTTCAAAGCAAATCCGGTTTATCAAAACAGAACGCTTGAGGGCGAAAACGGCCTAAAGAAGGCTTACTCACATTCCCGGGTTGTATACGATAACGAGCAACGCGGCAAGGAGCACAGCAGCTTGTACTAGGTGTTTTCTACGATACCAACGTGGACATAACCCTGCCCGGAGTGCTGAACATCTACTGCAAGACTATTTAGCTTGTTTTCTTCCCAAATCTCCATCTTTGCATCCCCTTGACAAAACCACTGCAGATAAGAATTTCTTACCCCCGACATAACCGGTTCAACTTCATGGCAACCCATAAATGACGAAGGGTAAATTAATACTGAACCAATTTTTGGGCGTACTGTTATGCCCCAAGGCCTGAATCTTATATTTCCGCCCTCGTATTCCTCATTGAGGGCCATTGAACCAGTAAGAGTGTTGTGGAGCGGGAAGGTGTTCACAACATTCCCTTCCTTATCGTATGGTAAAGCACAATCGCTATGTGGTCCGATTGTCTGACCAACTGAATATGAAGCAATCTGACCAGCTGTTCTCCACTTGATACATCCAATTGCTATCGGGAAAGAACGACAGTATTCAACTAGGCACCTATAAATGCCATCATTAATCAAACCGGTTATTTTTTTTGTAAATTCAGAGCCGTGGGAAAGTTCATTAAACCTAGTTGGCATTTCTGATACATATCCGCGCTCAACCGCGTAACCACCATCATTGGTTAATGACTCAACATTGACGCCGTGCGTTGCATCTAGATTTTCAGCATAAATTCTTTCTAGGTATGCTTCAAAATCAGATGTGTCAACTACGTCATCAAACAACATAATTCCATTGCCGAGATGCTTGACAATCATGAGTGCATACTTTCAACAAGGCTATGACCAAATGAAGTTCTTCCTGGGTCCACTTTGTTCAGATATTCAGCAAAGTCCGAACGAAGCGTTGGCATATAAACGTTTGTTGCCGTCCTCGCGAGTTCCGGGTTCTCAACAGGGTCAACTATATGCTCGTTTACAGCTTCGTTTGGCGTGCCGTGAGAATACCAACCCAGATATGTGTACCTGCTCCCGCCGGTTGTTTCCTTTACTTCGTGAGCCGCCATGTAATTTGACGGAAACATCAAGATGTCACCAGCAGAAGGCTTGTAGTCAATATCAAGATAATTGAAGTAATGGTGCCCGCCCTCAAAGTCATCATTAAGATAGACAATGCATGAGATTGTGTTTCTTGTAGCCAATTGGTCGTGCGGGTGAGGGAACCCATAGGCGTAGTCAGCACTCGTGTCTGAGTGTGGCCCTAGGAATTTTCCACCATTTTTAACAGAATACGAAACTAAATGACCCTTCACCTTCCACCAAACGTTCTTGTAAGCCAAAGGGAAAAGATAGAAATACTTAAGGAGATATGAGTCTTTTGATTTTTCGATAAACTCCAAGAATTCTCTTACATCCTTATCAGCATCCATGTGTATCTGGGAGCCACGGCGAGGCATCTGATTCATGCCATCTGCATCAAAGTAATATCCACTCTTGTTTATAAACGCAGGTCCACCCGTCTCTGGGTCGACGGCTTCTTCGTACATCTGGGCGCGTTCTTTTGAAACCTGTTTTTCAGAGAACGAGATTGCCCATTCGTTGTCAAAGGAAACAGCTCCGCTGAAAACAACCACTCCACCACCAAGATGTTTTGGCTCTACGTCGTTGAACTTAGATTCTCGATTCATACAGTGTATGATAGCCCAATGAGCGAAAAGAACGAGGCATTCAACCGATGGACCGAGATTATGGTTCAGGAGTTTGCAAAATTACCCAATATGGTCGAAAAAGACGGCTACAACAATTGGGCAGACAACATACTCCCAGGCCAGATTGAGAACAGGTACTACACAGTTGGTCGTACTGGGGCAGAAGCAATGATTGCATTTTGGGAAGACATTGCGAACGGAAAGATGGCAGACCTTCTTAACGAGTTTAATGTCCCAAATCCACTTGGGATAATTCATTCGTCAAGTACTCTCGCAAAACATCTATTTGTAACCGAAAAGATGTTTACAAAAAAGATTTAGTGGTCGTTTGCTCTGCTTAGGTAATCTACTTTTTCTTGTGGAGCATTTGATAAAGAGCCATACTTTTTGATTATATAGTTTTCGTAATCCTTAAGAATTGATGGAAGCCACCATTGTCCATTGTTTTGAAACATTGTTTCTTCTGGATGAGCTGGAGAGCACCCACGCTCTGGGTCTTCGGAGCCCTGAGCAAACCAGGTTAAGTATGAATACCTAACACCCCTAGTCACTTCATGGATTTGATGAGCGCCTATGTAGTTTGCGGGCATCAGGATAATTGCACCAGTTGATGGCGCAATATCTATGTCAAAATATGGGATTGTCATATGCCCACCAGAGAAGGAATACTCAACCGATTCGTCATCGGTGCAGTCGTTGAAGTAGACAAGGGCAGATAGGACATTACGAGTTGCATGCTGCTCTTTTGGCTCTCTCCCGTAGCGGTAGTTCACATCGTTGTCAGCGTGAAATCCAAGCCCTCCGCCCTTTGCGTACCGTAAAACATGACCAGGGCTCTTCCACCAAAGGCACTGTAGAACAGCTGGGAACATTTCTACATAATGCAGAAGTGCTTCGTATATTGCTTTTTCGCATTCTTGAAAAAATGGAATGTCTAAATTCCCTATTCGGATTGGAGCCCTGTCCATGTCCTCAAGGTCGTAGATAAACCCACCCCTATTTACCGCATGCAGTGGATTGCCGTTTTCATCATTGACGATTGTGTAGGAGTTATTAAATGCTTCTTCTCTCATCTCGTCCAGATAATCGAATGTCTCCTTTTGTGGCACATTGATTGCATTCCTAAAAATCACCGTTCCACCACCTAGGTGCTCCGGCTTGAAGTTGAAGTTGCTCATAGTAATGATTGTACTGCCTGAACAACTGTCATATCCATGTCCGTGGTTTCAACCCTGTCCGCCAACGGTTTGGTGGCAAACCCAAACCTATACACCTGCCGTCCTTCTTTGCTGACTACAAATTTTTCGTAATATGCGGGTATTTTGTGAACAGCTCCACCAGCAAGATTTTGGCCTTGTGAAGCAGCAAAACTGTTTCCGGCTTTTGTGTCATCAACAAGTCGTTTAGTGTAGCCCTTCATGTGCGAACAGATTGCATGCTCGTCATCTCCGTTTATTACGACTTTTTCAGTAATTGGGAACTTGACAAATGGGTATGTTTCTTTCATGAATTTTGATATCTGTTCATTTTCAAGAGGCTCCATGTTCCAAAACTGATTTGTTGGCACACCAATGACAGAAAAGTTTTCAAACATTTCGTGCAACTTCTGCATTTCCCATAGATTTCTAGATGTCCTAGCGTAAGACCAAACACGGCTGCATTTTGGCTCGTACCCAGCCTTTGATGCAAAAGGGAAGAACAATGTGACCGTTCCACTAAGACCTGAGAGGATATCTTTATCTCCATCAATTGAATTTATTGGAATGTTATAAATAGATTCACTCATAGCACCACCCCGCTCACAGGGCATTTGGCAAATTCACCAATGACAACATAACCTTCAATGGCCCTGTCCTTATCAAAAGACAAATAAATACCGACTTTTGCAACCATAGGTACATCAACAAGAAACTCAGCATTAAATGAATTTTCTGTTTCAGTAAATTCCTCTATGAAATATTTTCCAGTTGGATTGAATATTTCTGCAATATTACCTTTTATACCGAGTGTTGCATCTTCTTTACCAAAAGGAGTTTGTATTGTCAATGAATAACGTTTGTCGTAAATAATTTCACTATCTTCTGGGTTTCTTGCGTACGCGCTCCAATCTTGAGTTGGAGTTAAGTCGGGATATTTAGGAGAAAAATTTGCGCTTACAACAACTCGAAGCTCTTCTTTGTTGTTATGTCTATTTGTCATATGCATTAAATAGGAATTAAAAATAATTAAGTCACCAGTTTCCGGTGTTAGTTCAACAGACTTTTCAATAGTGTTTCCCGCATTAACCGTAAATATCAAGTCTGCGCTCCCTTTGGGAGCACTTGGGTAATAAGCAATTGAAAAGTACTCTTCTGTGCGAAGTTGGATGTTTGACTTATGAGAGTGAGCAGACACGGACTGCCCGTAACCAAGCGTAAGTGTCCAAATACTACTAAGCACCATTTCTTTGTTTAGAACACCAGAAACTTCTTCTGTCAACTTGTTGATTAGTTTTTCCGACTCAGCTGAACCAAACGGATATCTTTTGTCTTCGTAATACGTGTGATATTTATTTTTAGTAAATGAATCATCGATATCATTGGTTGACTCAAAAATCTCCTTTAGTAGTCGCTGATTGTTGATGCCATGAATTTTTGTTTTAAATACATCAATTGATAAAATGTTTACCTTTTTAACATCACTCATAAAAAAATTCTCCCAACTTTAGAGCTGTTGGAGGGTTATTGCGATGCCACAAATTTGTGACCATGACCTGTCTGATTCCGCTTTTTGCAGGAGTGGTTCCGTGAATAACATGCCCGGTATCAAAGATGATTGCACGATTCCCTTTGTAGGCAATTCTTTCGCGCTCTTCAACTGGGACTAATAGAGCGTTAATATTTTCAGCTTCAATGGCTAGTTTTTCTCCATCTTTTAAAATTGCTTTGTTGTATATTTCAACAAAACCACCATCCTGGTTGTCGACACCATAGAATATTGAGCCAGTCAATGGACCACTGAATGTCTTTGATTCCTGGTAAAGAAAGGTATCTTCATCGACATGGACATCAAGATACTGACCAGGGAGATAAGTTCTCGTCCAGTACTCAATTCCAAGTATTTCGCTTGTATCGCAGGGCAGGTTTTCTTCCCAAATTGACTGGACGACCTTCTTTCTTAACGTATTGGCCGGAGAGGCCCACCATCCATCCCAAAACATATATGGGGCAAAACAGCTTGACTTCTCATAGTGGTATGAATTTAATTCTGTAGCTAATCTTTCGTCAGAACCCATTGACTCTGGAAAGAACAGTTCATCAGCCAGTACCTCTTTGTACAAAGAATCGCCAATGGCGTTATCTTTTACAATCATTGTGGACTCTTAACAACAAGAGTTATTCCATAAAATACAGGTATGTGGTAGACGCTGCAACCACCCATCTTTTTTAGCGCTTCGTGGTAGCCCCAGATTGGAGTCGCTTTTGTATGGTTGTTGTAGAGAAACATGCTGTCAGAGGTGTTCTGGATTATTAAAACACCATTATCTTCAAGCCTGTCGACAAAGGCGCTAATGGGAATTAGTGGGTTCTCCATGTCCTGGGACCAAGCAAGCATCATGTCGTATTTGCTGTTTACATGTTTCTCAAAATCCTGCATAGTGACAACGTCATAGTGGTCAATAGGGTCCTGGAATTTCTCGTACAAACTAAGTTTTTTGTTATTCAGAAATGTGATGTTTGCGCCGTGGAGCGACTTGAACACCTTCAATCTGAATCTATCTAGACCGCCAGAAACTGCCAATACATTCTTCTTTTTAGAGATGTCCATGATGCCGAGAATCAAAAGGATTGACATCCACTGAGCTTGACCATACGCACTTGATAGGTTCGGTCTTGGGTAGTGAACCACAAACTCGTAGTCGCTTGCTCCGCCAGTGGCAATATTCCTTCTATCAATGCCCACCTCGTTAAAAAGATATTCAGCTATAGCGACAGAATGTCCACCATCTTCGCGGTTGCACTGGTCTGCGTATTGCTCCCAGTCAAACTGAAGCGAGCTGAAGTCAAAAGATACTTCCGGTTCGTACCTCTTATTTTGTTCCATTTTGAACCTCATGCAATGCCACCTGGACATCAAACCAAGCACGGCGGACATTCCTTGTCAGTGTGATGTTTTGTCTTTTTATGTAGTCTTTAACAGCTGAATTAATTTCGGTGTCATGGTCATAGCGGTATCTGTCTCGAATTGCGTTGATGCAGTCGTCTATTGTGACCTCATCAAATCGTGATTCGTCAAATCCGAGTATGAATAGGTACGCTGCAAGCTGTTCAGAGCGATACTCTAAATCAGCAATTGGGTCATACTTGCTCATCTTTTTCCTCTTTAACATCGAACATTGCTACACCTTGACACATTGACACCGGCTTCCCAGCAACATAGTAAACACCAGTGCTTGGGTCCCACTCAATAATCTCGTTATCCCACTCTTCAGTATCTGTTATCGCTTCACCTTTTCTGGTGCTCATTTTGAAATCCTGAGACTCATCCATCTTTCAGTGCCTCCAGTGCGGAGTACTCATTTGATATGAGCATAAAAGCGTTGTACTCTATGGTTCCTTCTTCGTGTGGATTTTCCCCAGAATAGACAGGAGCCATGTTCTCGCTTGCCATCAACTGACTCATCTCCCCGATTGACGCAGTCAAGAACCGTGCAGCGCGATTCTTTGCCATTAAAGAGTCATATTTTCCAAGTTTCATATAAGTTCTCGTATTCTCTCGTGCAGGCCAACAAGCTTATCAGTCGTATAAAAGGAGGCAAGGGTGTACCTGTCCCCACTTAGAACAGGCTTCACCTCATGTCTAAACTCAGAGCCGCTTGGGAAGAATACTAGCTGATTAACTTTTGGCTTAATTAGCAGGTCGAGCTCTTCGAAATATAACTCTCCGCCCTGGTAGTCGTCGTTGAGGTACAGGATTGATGAGTATTCATTGAGAACTTCAGACATCTGATTGTTTGGGTCGTAGTTTTTGAGTGGCTCTGGATTGCCCCCGTAGTACCCCTCTGCATCTGCATGCATTTTAAGATACGAGCCAGGTAGGTACTTTCTTAAATACGGTTCATACAGAAAGCACAACCTCCTGCCAACCGTGGCAGATACGAGCGCCAACGCCCTAGAGGAGACGTCTATGCGTTCCTGGCAGTCTGGTCTTTCAGTGAACCTCTGTCCGTCAACATGTTCTTGCCAAGTGTTGTCCCAGTCTGAAAACTCATTGCATTTATCAAGGATTTTTGACAGCTCATCATCGGTTGCAAAGTCATTAACGACATGTACGTTTCTCGTTAGTAAATCTCTGTAATCGAGCATCGACATTGTTATTGCTCTGGAATTTGAAGTTTTGGCATTCCAGTGAATGTTGGACCAATCTTATTACCATCAGCATCAAGACCTGTTTTTATACCCTTTGTCCAGGTCCAGGGCTGCTCTTGGTTGTTTTTCATTTTTAAATCACCGTACTTTTGCCTGCTATTCATGAGCTCTTTATCATCCCAAAGATTCTCAACAGTAAAATCTACATTCTCCAAAACCGTGCTTTCAAAGATGGAAAAGAACATGAAAGGCATACCAGCCTCAAAAACAACAGGTTCGCCAACTTTGTTTATCTTCCAGTTCATCTGAAACTCATCTGGCCACCAGCTACTGGGGATAATTGCCGATAGAGCCTGTGCGTCTTCTCTGACATAATTTGGTGATCCACCAATAAATGTCTCATATCCAGGATCGGTTCCAAAAATCCAACCAGTAGAAAATGAAACCATGCCAACAATTCCGCCGTAGGCCAATTGCCTTCCGCCATATGATTCACCCTCAAGAATGGTTGGAACAGTGTTGCCGCCATCCCATTGGGCAACAACGGTTTGTGGAAGGACCAACTCCCATCCATAGACATTTGCAAAGGTCATCGGCAAACATTGGTATGCATGTTTTTTGTAGGTTTCGTCCATCCAGTCACGGGTGATTCTGGACTGTCGAATTTCTGGTGGGTTATCGTATGTTCGTTTGAGATTCACCTTAACCATAAAGAATTGCCATCTCCTCTGCAAGAACTCGATTTAATAATTTTGCAGATTTTGGCATGGTTCTTATTCTCCAAAATCCACCGAACAACTCCTTAACTGAATCTGCATATGGGCCAGAGAGGTACATTGTTTTCTCGCCAATATCCTCGCTTGATGGCTCGGTAATCGGCCAACCGCGCAGTGCCCCTTCGGTATACTTTATGTTGTTTTGGGCAAGTATGTTTTCAAGCTCACTTCCGTCGGTATCCGTATACATGGTATTAAAATCAACGTAAATACCTTTAAAACCACTTAATCCAACAACTCTAGCAAATTCAAATGCGTCAAAGTTGCTGGCAATCGAGAATATAAAATCACTTTTTTCTAAAAGGTTTTTGAGTGAAACAACATCCTCTATCCCAAATTTTTTTGCACGAATTATGGTTTTTTCAGAACGACCTTCTGATGCCCATATTGTTTTGTGCCCAATTAGAGAGCAGGAGTAAGCAAGTGTCGAGCCCATTGCTCCCGGCGAGTAGATTCCGATAACTGCCACTATTGATTTAGTGGAGCCCTGACTCCGTCGTAACTACCCTTGATGTCATGATTTCTGTCGTTGTAGTCAAACATTGTTACGCCAGAGTATTTAACTCCGCTTATTACAGGTTTTGCGGCATGAGCATAAATGAAAGTTGACGGGAACATCACGATGTCTCCGGCTTCTGGCTTTATGGTTAAATCAAGGTATGGGAACCAAAGCTCACCACCTTCATAGTCGTCGTTAAAATAGACAACAGATGAGACAGTGCATGTGTAGGAAAATCCATGGTCTGTGTGTACTTGGAAGTGCTGATTTGCCTTATACCGAATGAAGTTAATAGCCTCCATGTATTGCATGTTTATGTTATACCGACTCTGATAGTCGTCCATGCACTTACGAATTGCAGTGGCAGTATCGTTGTAAATGTTCTTCAGTTCAGCAAACTGTGGGTAGTGGTGAAGGTGGTCTATGTGTGTCGTGCCAATCTTGCAGTCCACGCAATCTCGGTATTCTGGCATTTTTTCCGAATACCCGACAAGGGCCTCGCACCACATAAACGGCATTGTCGTGCTGTTTCCAATAGTCGACTCCAGGCGGTTGATTATGTCAAGTTCTTTTGTCAGTGCATCCTTGTAAACAATGACGCCAAGGCGGGGGTCGCTCAGTATTTCGGTTCTCATAAACCCATTCTATACAGTTGTGAAGAAGCCTTGCGACATATAACGAGTACCGGAAACAATCGGTTTCACGCCATGGGCCATATCTTCGTGCCAAGTGTGAGACCAAATCAGCAGAGAATTAGCTTTTGGTTTTATCGATAGTCCAAGGATTGGCATGTATAGTTCACCGCCCTCGTAGTCGTCGTTGACATAATAAACGCAAGAAAAGTCGGTGACTGCGCCAACCTTGTCCAAAAATACTCCGTCACAGTGCAGTCCCATGTTGTCGCCTTTTTTAGCCATTGACAGCCAGGGACCACTTTCAAAATAGGTCTTATTTCCGTAAGTTTCCTTTATTGTGTCTCTAACATTTATCAACATCCACGACAGAATTTTGTTAACCTGTGCATCTTCCGGCTCATGCATGGAAATTTTGTAGTTGTCTCCGTTTGTCATGTAGCCGCCAGAATCAATTTCATCTTTGGTTGGAAGGAATGAAGTTTGAAACGTTATGCTCGGGTTAACTGAATGAGTCTTTTTCTTCCAACCAATCTCTGGATTGTGACCAACGAATTCAAATTTTTCTTCGTTGTTCTCGCAATATGCTTTTACTACCCCCCATTCATCCTGTGGTAGGTATTCAACGAACAAACCTATCCTTGGCGTATTGGCAAGAAGCGGTTCGTGTCCCATATTATTCAACCGTAAAGAACGCTGGTGACGTGTAGCGCTCGCCGCTCTTAATCATTCTGACTCCGTGTAGGTAATTAATATCCCCAGGATGTATTACAGCAAGTCCTGGTTCTGGATTCACAACGATGTCATGTTCGGGATAGTAAAGCTCTCCGCCCTCAAAGTCATCGTTCCAATAGAAAAGGGAGTTGATGTCATATGTGGGAAACGGGTTTGGTGAGCCATCGTTCATTTGTTTGTCGGCGTGCGGACGTTGTTCAATCCCACCAAACCATCTAACTATGCATGGTGGTCGTTTCTGTAGTTTGCAATTAAAAATCTCACCCGCGGTCACAGCCATCTTGTCGAGATAGAAATCAATAAGGTCGTATACCTCCTTATTGATTCTTTGCAAAATATCTGCGGTGCATTGCCTGTTATTCCAATACGCGGCACTGTAGGTGCAAACCCCATTTTCGTCAAAGATGTCCTCATCTGAGCCATTTGACCACTCGTCAATGGTCCGTACAAATGAAGCGATAGTCGCTACATCTTTTTCATCAATGAAGTTCTTGATGATATGGATATTTTCTGGACCAGTTCCAAAAAATCCCGGTTTTATCTTCCAAGGCGAATCCATGAAATAAGACTATCTTATTTTGATGTTTATGCCTGACTCAGGAATTCGTCAATGTCTCTGCTGATTAGGTCAAGCGACAGGTCAACACCCTTTTCTTTGACCTGTGGATTCACCCAAGGCTGACCATCTTCTTTCACGCCCAAAAATGGGTTCCAGTCTTTTTGACCATCTTCAAGAAGTTTTTCTTCCAACCATGGATAGATTTCCCCATTTACGTCTCTCTCACCAAGCAGGAAGCCGTTGGACTATCGGTTTGTTTTGGTTCCGGTTCTATCAATCAAAAATTTTGTAAAATTACCCTTTTTTGGGAATGCCGCTATGGGATCCCCACCAAGATGTTCTTCTTGTCCTTTTGACCAAGGAACCACTTCTCCCGTATATGGTATTCCTAGTTTGTTTACTGTTGCCTTGTAGCCCTCGGTTAGGTAGTACCAAAGAGAATTCTGGGTTTGATTTATGGCCGTATTTGGCGCAAAGTCTGATTCATATGTGACTTTGTCAAATCTAGCGTTTGTGAGTTCTGAGAACTCAAAAGTGGTGCCAAAGTTTTCTTCAGCATACTTTTTAGCAAATTCGCCGACCGACATGTCAAGACCAATTGTTTGGCAGTACGAGGCAATTCCATCTTGGAATTCTTTGTATCCATGGCACTGAAAATCATCGACAACTACTGCAATGATGTCAAAGTCTTTTTCGTTTGCATAGCGCTGGTTCAGTTGCTCAATAACTCCGTGTTGTGGGATATTTCCGCAACCAGCAGCGCAATTGAATATAAGAGTTACCTTACCTTTCCTGCCAGCAAATATGTCTTTAACTTTTCCATCCGCAGAAGCAATAGGAATGTCATAAAGAGAAACTGGGTGAGTGACCTCGTAGGCCTTTCTGTAGTCACCTTTTAGATATGTATCAATGGTTGTCATTTTGCTAACTCGTCTTCAATCATTTTAGATAGTTTTTCAAGCTCAACTTCTGGAGACTCGCAATAACCGTCATTGTACGCATACTCAAGAAGTACACCGTTGGTAAGTCTTGCTACTCTTTCGCCTTTTTTGTTAATTAGAAACTTTTCAAAGTTCCCAGTCATATCTTGCTTAAGTCTTTTTTCCTCATTTGTCATAAGGTTTTGATACAACTCATGTGGCGTGTTTTTCTTTTCTTCTTGCTTTTCGTGCCATGAAACAATTAATTCGGAGAAATCAAACGAAGCGTTCCATTCGTCAACACCATAATCCCTTGCGTGCTTTGCATCTCTTACACCGTCTGCGTACTCTCCGTATGTAACTCCACCGCCGCAAAAATCATTTGTAGGAACAGCAACAACGTTAAATCCAAGGTCTTTGTACTTTTGGTAAAGACCCTCGATGATTCCAAACTGGGGTGCGTTTCCACAGTGTCCAGTCGTATTAATGATTAGCGTTACCTTGCCTTCACAGTCCTTGAGAATATCTCGTTCGCCATCCCATGACTTGAGGTCGATGTCGTAAATTGATTTCATTTTCTACTTAAACCTCGGAGGGAAGTATGGAGGAAAGAACGGAGGAAAAAATGGCGGGAAAAATGGTGGGAAGAACGGCGGGAAATAAGGTGGAAAAAATGGCGGGAAGAAGGGTGGGAAATACGGTGGGAAAAATGGCGGGAAAAATGGAGGGAAGTAAGGCGGGAAAAACGGCGGGAAGAACGGTGGGAAATACGGAGGGAAAAACGGTGGAAAAAACGGTGGGAAATACGGAGGCGCTACTGGAGTCACTGAGTTTGATGCTGCGGAGGTCGCAGTGCCAAAAGCGGTCGATGCGGTCACGGTGAATGTATAGGCAGTGCCATTAGTAAGGCCGGAGACAGTGATAGGAGACGCTCCAGTGCCCGTTAACCCGCCAGGTGATGAAGTGGCAGTGTACGTTGCAGAAGCAGCGGTTCCTGTGGCTCCTGCGGTGTATGCAACGGTTGCCGAGGCATTACCGCCAGTCGCAGAACCAATTGTCGGTGCAGATGGACCAACACCCATGACAAGCGAAGGGCTCACTGCGGATGAAGGCGATTCAACCCCAGTTGAAGAAATTGCTACAACAGTGAACGTTCTTGTTGTTCCTGCTGTCATTCCACTTACTACGATTGGGCTGGAATTTCCAGTGGCTGTTTGGCCGGAGTCCGAGGTCGCCCTATAGGTTACCGTCCCCTTACCTATATAAGTAGATGCAGTAAAAACAACGCTTGCTGATGTTCCTGTTGCAAGCAGTGGGGTACCAATCGTTGGCGCAGACGGTTCTTTTCCGCCAGAATCGACTTGTTTGTTGCTTGAAACGGCCATAAGTTATGTAGCTGAAAGGTCTCCCGTTGCCACCCATGTATCTGTTGCTCTTTTTAGAAGCGTAACACCCGACCACTGAGCGCGCAGATAAATACCTGGAGTTGCGTTCACGGTGACACCAGCGCCTGCCAGAATTCTCGTCTTACCTGCTCCTGTCTGAAGGACCTGTATTTGGCTTCCGATTGGGAAAGCCACCGACGAGTTTGGAGGAATTGTTAAGTCGTTTGCTGATGCCACGCTCATTTCAACAATCTTATTTTTGTCGGCAAGTACCAGTGTGTAGCTTGCAGCCTGAGCATTTGTCAAGATATCTGCGATTTTGCCTTGGGAGATATTGGCGGAAGCACTTATGTCTCCGTCAACAATTGTTGAGTCAGCAATCATTGCTGAGGTAACCGTTCCAGAATCCGCAAGAGTTACTGCTGTCCCAGCAATCTTGGTATTAGTAATTGCGGCGGAAGCGTTGATATCTGCATTGACTATCACGCCAGATGCTATTGCCGTAACACCTGTGCCGCCGATAAGCACGTCTCCGGTCACAGATACCGCCGTTGGAACTCCACCCGAGCTATACACAATGGTTTGCGCTTCGGTTCCAGAAGTTATTTTTGATAGAGGAACAGTTCCAGCAACTAGCGTTGAACCATTAATAGACGATGCTGTGAACATTGCCGTTGGTATTGTTACCAACACCCAGCCAGAGCCGTTATACGTCCAGGTCTTACCATTGCTTGTGTGCTGGTCCCCGGATTGCGCTCCGTTCGGGAAGTCGATAGTTGCCATATCTAGGCCTGTGCTTCAGTCCATGAGAGACGGGCGAACACTGTTGCCGATGTGGCACCAAGGTTGCGCACCAAAATATGGACGACGTCTGGACCGTCTGGATATATACCAGTCGTAGTAACCGTGCTACCACCACCAAGAACCGAGTTGCCAAGGTCTCGAACAGCTGCAAGGTCGATTGAGTTTGCACCAGTACCAACAAAGAAACCGCCAGTAATTTCACCACCAGCAATTGTTGTTACGGTACCGCCGTAGTCTGCTACTTGAGCAAGAGACGAGGTCACCGTGTATGGTTTTGCCCATGTTGCAGAAGCGGATGGGACACCATTAAGTACAGCTGTAATAAGCAAGTTTGCCGCTGCTGTAGTGGTAGTAACATCCAATGCTCGCAGTACCAACTGCATTCTGTTTACTAGTTCCCTTGCGCCGAAAGCAGCCGACGTTCCGTTGTCCGCAGATGGGGCAACTCTGATTGCGAGCAGACAGTTTGTTGCTCCAGCGGCAACTGTAACAGCCGAAGCAGAGCCGTAAGTAAACACGAGCGACTTATCGTCGTCGTATCTTCCGTCCATTATCGCTGAAGTACCCCAGTGAGAAATTGATGGAGCGTATGTTGGGTATGCCAGCTCAACCCCGATTGGGTTTGTTGCTGAGTATGTCCATGAAAGAGCGGCGTTTGTTCCCATTGGGGTTACGTTCACCGTTGGGTTTGTGCCGGTTACAGCAGAACTCAATTTGATATTTGTTCCGCTGATTTGCTGGATAAATGTTCCGTCTGGAACATCTGTTCCGTTTACTCTTTGACCAACCTGTAGACCTGAGGCTGAAACAACTGTTCCATCATTAGAGCCTGCTGTAATAGTCAAAGCCAGCGAAGCGTTACCAGTTTGCTGTCTTGTCAATCCAGTGAATGTTGTTGCTGTCTTACCTGTGTAGTTGACGTATTCCCAACCAGTTGTTTGGTTGAATAGCGCAAGGGTTCCGGTGTTTGGGAATCCTGCAGTGCTAGAAACCGTCATTGATGTTGCAACGTTTGAAAGCGATGCAGCCATGTACGTGAAAGGAGGTTGGGATACAGATTCGTATCGCGCAGGAAGGTTCCCAGAGCGCATGTACGCTTCGGAGTTAACGTTGTTATTGACAATCTTATGGCAATAAGTTACTTTTCCGTTTGTCGCACGCATACCCCAACGGATGAAACCAGCCCCATACCAAGAGTAGTCAATATAAAACATTTGCATCTTGGACAGGTCTACGTTGTAACCAGAAGAACCAGTTCCATCAAACTTGTCTAAGTTCCACTCTGATTGAGCGTATTTTGTGTCAACAGTTCTTGAGCATATAACATAGTCAGTTGTTGTGCCACGATAAGCAGGGCTCACGGTCATTGACGTATCGCTTGCAATATCTGTAATTCTGTATGAAGCACCACGCAAAACGATTTTGTCGCCAACTGATAACTGTTTTGAGAATCTTGTTGGGAAAGCAGCGTTTGATTGAGCTACTGTGCAAGAGCCTGCAGTGACTGAAACTTTTCCAGAAATCTGGAATGTAGATGAACGCTTAACGGCATAAAGGGTTTGACCGTCAAACTCAAAGAAAACTCCGTTTTGTTCGTCAAAAAGACCAATTCTGTTTACGTTTCCATACCAACCGGAAACAGTAATGTAATAAGGTCCAGATGCTGTTGCTGCTGACGGAGTTGTGTCAGGAGTGTATGTAAAAGTATTGTATCCAGTAATTGTGTAAACAGTGAAGGTTCCGTTATATCCGGATTCTGTTGCACCGAAAACAACAATGGTTGAACCTGGATACAGGTTGTGTTTTTCTTTTGTTTGGACAGTAACCAAACCTGTTCCAGAAGCGTATGTCAACGAGTCGAGTTGAAGGTCTGGCTTTAGGAGTGTTCCAGAGGACATCTGGATTCCTTTTCCTGACTGATAACGGAAGTAACGACGAGTCTGACGTATCGCGGCTTCATAGTTTGATGTTCCGTTGTTTGTAAAAATCACACCGCCGTCAAAAGGTCGGTGCAAGAACTGTCCAGAAGGAACAACATAAACAACAGCCGAAGTGGCGGTTAAGGTTCCTGTTGGTGTAGCTGGAACATAAACAACAAATTGCGTTGCGCTTATAATTCTTGCAACAAAGTTTGAGCCGTTTGGAGGGTTTGCCCCTGTTGTGGTAATACCAGTGATAGCAACCTCATTACCCAATGACAAACCGTGAGGGATTGTCGTCGTTACGGTTACGGCGTTGCCTGAGTACGAAACTGTTGGAGCCGCACCAATTGCGGCACCAGTAAAAATTGCACCTGTGAAAATAACCGTCTTGTTTGCGTCAAGAATTGCGGTCACGGAACCGGTATTTACGGCTTTAGCAGTATAAGTAAATGAAACGTTCGACGTAACTGATTCAACAAGGTAGTTTCCGTTTGCAATAGCAAGATAAGTATCTCTTACCGATATTGGCGTACCGACAGCAATACCCGTCGTGCTTGGAAGTGATACCGTGACAGTTCTTGATGACGTGCTCATCGTGATTGCTGTTATTCCGGTAATAGGAGAAGCTGTGTCGTAAACAAATGGACGGTTTCCAACAGTGATTAAATTTTCCCACTTTGAAATCTGGGTACCGTATTCAAAGTCGGTGTCAATTAAAGCCTGAGGGCTTGATACCCTTAATTTTTGGACAGGGTCAAACAGCACCTCTTCAGGTGTTATTGGTGTTAAACCTGCAGGTACTTGATTGGCGGCCATTATGCAATCTCCATTCCACTGATGTGGAAGTTAACAGAGGTGGCATTAGCGCCACCCTTTATTGTTTTGGTTGTAGTTAATACTTGTTTGATGTCAAGAGTAAAAATACCCTTAGCAGGAACCGTTACGGCGGATGCAAAAGCTACATCATCCAGGGACAAAGTAAATGTTCCGTCTGTTGCTGCAGTATTGGTGACAACAATGTTTGTCACAATTGCTGTTGTCGCGGACGGCACAGTGTAAAGAGTTGTGCTTGTAGTTGTGGTTGCCGCACCTCTAAATAGTGTTTTAGCTGAATTAGCCATTACTTACTCCAGTCATTTAATACGCTCCCATGATAGACGCAATTTCAACATCGCTAGTGTTAGTTGAGCTGTTTACCAGCACCCAGCTACTGTTGTAGTAAACGTACATTTCGTTCGTTGTGTTCTTGAACCAAAACTGACCATTTGCAGGGTTTGATGGAGCGGTAGCCGTGGTTACCGCACCAATTCCAGATGAACCGATTTCAATCCAGTAAGAGTCGTAGTAAACAAATGTGATTGCCGAATCAGACTCAAACCAGAAATCGCCGCTGGTAGGGCTAGCCGGAGGCGTATCACTAATCGTCATTCTTGCGCCAGAAGTTATTTGCGAGTAGGTCGAGCCGTCGGAGGTTGCTTCCCAACGGTCCAGAGTCTCATTCCACCTGATGTCAACATTTGCGGAAGTTCCTCTTTCGACAACAACTCCTGCGTTCAAAGTTGGAGACCCGGTTACGTTTGAGTTGAGGGTAATAATGCTGTCGGCAACGTTGAGATTTGCTTGACTCGTTGAAGTTTGACTTCCAGTAACTACTAGGTTACCTACGGTTATAGTGTTAAAGCTGACCGACGAAGAAGTAGCAACGTTTTGGCCAATTGAGATTGTTGGAGTTGCACCTTCGCCAGAGTTTGCAGTGATTGTTACGCCGGTTCCCTCGGTGAGGTTGGCAACGTAATTACCAGTTGTATCTGTTCCAAGTGCAACCGAATCTGCTGCAATCGTTGCAGTAAGAGTTGCGTTTCCAAGATTAGTGAAAGTAGCAGAACCGCTTAAGTCTCCAGCAAGTGTGATTACTGGCGATACGCCTGTAATGGTCGGACTCGTGAGAGTCTTGTTCGTAAGGGTATCTGTTGTGTCTGTTCCAACCAATTGGGTCGTAGCGTTTGGCAGAGAAATAATTCTATCCGCTGTTGGGTCAATCGCAACAATTGTTGTTTCGTATGAGTCATCGGTAGAACCTTCGAAGGTTATTGCACCGGCAACATATACAAGGAATGGGCCGGAGGCAATATTTGCCGATGGGCCAACAGTTGGTTGATATGTAAAAGTTGATGAAAGAGGAACGGAAAGAATTGAGTAAGTTCCGTTGTATCCAGTCTGCGTTGCTCCCGATACGGTTATTCTTGCGCCGACAGCGAGACCATGACCAACTGCCGTAACCGTGGCAAGCCCAGTTCCACCGCTGTATGTAATACCTTGTGCGTTTACTTGTGCAGCACCAACGCTCATGTTTGCAAATGATGGAGAGTCGCTTGTGCCAATTGCTTGGCCAATATTGATAGTCGGATTGCCAGCTTCAGCGGCTGTTCCGTTTGTTAGCGAAACACCAGTTCCGGCATTAATTGAAGATACAAAGTTTCCGTTTGTGTCTGTTGATAAGTCGATTGCATCTGAAACCCAGGCCGAGCCATTCCATTTCAAGAACTCGCCAGAAGCTGGTGATGAAGCGCTTACGTTTGAAAGTTCACCTAAGGCGTGAGTTGCAATTGATGTTACGGTTCCAGAACTACCAGTTACGTTTCCAAAAACTGTTCCAGTTACGTTTCCGGTTACGTTTCCTGCAACGTTTCCCGTCACATTTCCTGTGAGATTTCCTGTTACATTGCCAATTACCGGTGCGGATACTTGTGCAAACGTTACGGATGAACTTGTTCCAACTACTTGTCCGATTGCAATAGTCGGAGATGCAGATTCTCCAGAATTGTTGGTAATTGTTACGCCAGTGCCCTCAACAAGCGAGGACACGTAATTTCCTGTTGTGTCAGTTCCTAGAGCTATGGAGTTTGCTTCAAGTGTCGCATTTATTACAACGTCCTGGGAACCATTGAAGGAAACGGAACCACTCAAGTCACCGGTCAGGCCGATTGAGCGAGCAGTGTAAAGAGTGTTTGCCGTTGAAGCATTGCCCGTAAGTTCTGCGGTGATATTGCCGGCGCTAAAGTTACCGCTTGAATCGCGCATAACAATGGTGCTGTTTGTATTATTTGATGTTGCGTTTGAACCAACAGATACTGTGGCTCCCTCGCCAGTTCCGGAAATTGTTATACCAGTATTGGCGGAAGCCGAAACGCTCTGAACATAATCACCTTGAGTTCTTGTTCCCAAGTCAATAAGAACGTTATTAGTTGTAACGCCAAGCAAGCGACCATATGAGTCAACGTTCACACTCTCTATAAAATTATACCCGCCAGCTGTTGACGCGCTATTTGATTGGCTTATTGAAGGAAGTGCAAGTACGTTTTCTGTTATCTCCAAACCATTACCCGGCACAAGTACGGCCTTGCCGCTTACCTGTGACCAAACAATTGGCTCGGTGCCAACTACGTGGACCATCTCTTCTAGCTCGTTTAGGTAAACACTGCCGAAAGATGTAAGAGCAAAAGTTTGTAATTGGTTAACGTCGCCAGTTGCGACTCTTACTGATTTGCCATAAGTGACTTGGCCAAATGTTGAGTTATCAAAGTCGGCTGCCCTTGTTAACTCCCATGTTGAAGTTGAAGTTCCGGCCGCTGTGACTTTGTAAATTCCGTTATGGATGTTATTAGCTTGGTCTTTAACCAATACTCGATAATTCAGTGATGCTGGTGCCCCGTCGATGGAAAGAACGCCGTTTGTTGTTGCTGCAAGTTTTGCACCAACGCCAGTTCCGCCGTTTTTATCAGCACTTCCAGCCGTGTAGGTAGGGGAGTTTGCAAGTGGCCCTACTGTTGCGGCGTATACGTCGTTGTGCCACAGCTGTTGCCTTAATTTTGTTACTACTGTTGCCGTTGTCTCGACTGGTGAGTACACGGAACCATCGTTGGTAAGTTCCCATACATCGCTTGTTTCGTTGTATTGGAGGAGTACATTTGCTGATGTTCCACGCTCAATTTCAATACCGGCATTCTGGGATGGAGTTCCAGTTTCATCGTTATTGAGGGTGATGATGTTGTCGCCAATTTCCAGATTGGTTGTGTTTACGTAAGAAACAGAACCAGATACAGTCAATGTTCCAGTAACAATCAAGTTGTCATCAACGGTTGTAGTTCCGCCAACTGAGTTAAGTGTTAAATTCCCGGATGCTGTGTCAATCGTGTTCGCGTCTGTAACGCCGATTTTGATTGCATCAAGATACGCTCCAGCAAAAGTTGGAGTGTCTGCGGTCGAAACAGCTTGACCAATGGATATTGTTGCGTTTGAACCTTCACCTGGGGTGTGACTTATTGTTATACCGGTACCACCGGTTACTTCTGTCATATAGTTTCCGGTTGTATCGGTACCTAGTGCTACAGAGTTTGGCTGAACTGCGGTGGTTATGGACACATCGCCAGAACCGTTAAACGCAACAGAGCCAGCAACATCGCCAGTTAGGGATATTGTTCTTGATGTCTGCAGGGACGCAGCAGTCGAAGCGTTTCCGGTTAAATTTCCTGTTACGTTTCCGAGAACGTGAGCAAACGTGACAGATGAAGATGTTGCTACTTCTTGTCCAATTGCGATTGTGGGAGATGCCGATTCCCCAGAGTTGTTGCTAAGGCTAACGCCAGTACCTGCGACAAGTGAGGTCACATAGTCACCGGTTGTATCTGTTCCTAGAGCTACGGAGTTTGGCTGAATGGTTGACGTGATATTTATGTTTTGCGAACCGTCGAAAGATGCAGAACCAGAAACGTCACCGCTAACTTGGATTGTGCGCGCAGTTTGCAAAGCACTTGCCGTGCTTGCGTTTCCTATTACTGGTGCAGTAACTGCAGCAAATTGCACGGATGATGAAGTCGCAACGGCCTGACCGATTGCTACTGTCGGCGTAGCTTTTTCACCAGAATTATTTGTTAGCGTAACACCAGTTCCTGCAACAAGGTTTTGAACAAAACTTCCTACGGTGTCATCACCAAGATTTATAGGGTCATTTATCCAGGCTGTTCCGTTCCAGCGAAGAACGTCGCCGCTTTGGACGCTGGTTATGACTACGTCATTAAGCGCATCAATTCCGGTGGTTTCAAGGCTTCCATAAAAATACAACAATGAATTCCAATGAGATGAACCGTTTCCAAGTTTTATCTTGTTCGTATCAGACTCAAGGCCAATTTCGCCAGCGGCCAAAACCGGGTTTGCGCTTGCCCAATTTGCCAAAGTGTCGCGACGGAAAAGTATTTTTTTATAAGCCATTAAGCATCGCCTCCGTCAGCAATCAGTTCGTCATTTGCAACATTTATCTCAATGTTGGCAAACCCACCGTCAATTATCGCAGATTTAAATCTTTGCCAACGGAACCCGTTCCAGCTCCAGGATTTTCCAGCAATAGAAAACTCGTCATTTATTGACGGAGATGAAGGGAAAACGATTGGCATGAGGCCAATTATCTCACAAGACAGTCTTTCATTGACCCTAGTCTGTTGTTTTCCAGTGGCTTTTTACCACCAATTAGCAATGGAGTACTTGATACCGCTTATTACCGGTTTTGCCTCATGCCTAAACGGTGCTCCAGAAGGAAAAATTACAACATCTCCAGCAACGGGCTGATAAGTAAAATTCAAATCTTGAAAATACAACTCTCCGCCCTCATAGTCATCGTTGAGATATACAACAGCGGATGCGTAACGCCTAGTTTTTTCCCCGTCGTCTAGGTGGGATACGTAATGCTCGCCAATTGAATATTTAAGAATTTGATATCCATGGGTGGATTGAAATTTGATTGACAGCCCAAATTTTGCAGCAAAGTTCTGGACACATGGGAGAACATACTCGTTGATTTTGTTTGCTAACATTACCTGAGCGGATGATTCGTCACCATTCTGGGTTGGCGTTGGGGTAAACATTAGCTGATTTGTTCTAACGTCAGAAACAAAGACCTTCCCCTCAGTATCAATCACTGTAGATTGGCTCCAATTGCCCTTGCTATCGGTTGAAATGTTCAACAACTCAGAAGCTTCTATTATCTCGTGTGGATTAATGATTGCATTTCTGTAAATACAGACACCGTTAACATTGATGTATTTCATTGCAACAACCCTTAATGCTTAAACTGTATTATTGTCTTGAGTTCTGCTTTCAATTACTTTTTTTGCAAACTTGTTAGCAAAATTTGCCGCTGATTCGGTTGTCTCTGCGTCCGACCAGCTATCACTAAATGAAAATTGACGTTGATATTCTTGTTCATAATCTGCAACTATAAAGTTGCCAAGTCTGGTCATCACTCCTTGTCGTTGATGGTCAGGATGCGTCATGACCACCCATGGTTTTCTAACTCCATTCATCATGTAGTTAACCACTAATCCAATTAGTAGTCCATCATCATTTCTGAGCATATTAAAAGTAAATGGCATCGCATAACCAGGGTTTATTGATGGCCAAATAAATTCCCTTACCATCTTGCTGAATCCTGGTTCCCCATATTCTCCAACAAGGTTTTCCATGGTAAGCCAGTCTGCAAAGTGGTCAAACTCCGCATTAGGTGATATGTCTTGCCAGTTATTATCACTCATGATTAAACCTTATCAAATACATGCACATTCTCCCTTGATGCAAACTGGGGTACACGGCGCAGGTGTCGGTGTCGGTGTCGGTGTCGGGGTCGGAGTCGGAGTCGGAGTCGGAGTCGGAGTCGGAGTCGGAGTCGGAGTCGGGGTCGGAGTCGGAGCCGGGGCGCCCACGAGCGTGAGGTTGGTGAGGACCGCACCCGCCACTCGCGGCACGGCGGTGAATCCGAAGCTCGTCTCGGCACCGGCGGCGATCGTCGAGTTCCAGCTTGCCCCACTGACCGTGAACCGATTCCCTGTTCGGTCCGTGATCATCCCGTTCCAGAGGCTGGCGATCTGGCCGTCGAAGTCAAACGTCACCACCCAGTTGCTGAGCGGCGTCGAGGAAGCGTTCGACACGGTCACGTCGCCGTTGAAGCCACTTCTCCAGTCGGCGGTGATGCTCAACGAGGCTCTACCCGCCACGACTGGAGTCGGAGT